GTCCCGGTAACAGTTACGCTTCCAAATGTTGGGCTGTCGCTTGGCTGAACCGCGCTATCAGCCAGTGCGCCTTGAGCGGCAGTCGCGTAGTCGGTTGCTGCCGTTGTGGCGGCAGTGCCAAGTCCAAGATTGGTTCGCGCCGCAGGGACATTAACTAAATCGCTTAGATTATTGGATGTTAGCAGTGCTCCAGAGAGAGACGCATAAGCCGCGACCCATGCGCTGCCCGTGTAAACTTTCATCACATCGTCGGTCGTATTGAAATAGAGCATCCCAGCCTGCAACGGATCGCCGTCATTATCAGTCGTGGGATCTGTCGCAAAGTCACCTAGATATTGATCTTGGAAGTTATCTAAAGCTGAAAGCGCCGCGTCTTTTGCAGCCTCAGAGGCAGTTGCGGACGAAGCACTAGCGGTGGCAGATGCTGCGGCCTCTCCAGCCTTTGTGGTGGCAATACCAGCCTGTGTGGTGGCCGTTGCGGCGCTAGTTGATGCCGATGTGCTAAAACCAGAAGCACTTGTCTCAGCGGCCTCTGCGGCGACCTGTGCGGTCTCCGCGTTTGTTTCTGCGGTTTCGGCATTTGTCTCTGCTGTCTCAGCTGCGGCTTGTGCAGCTACGGCGGCAACGCGGGATGCTTCACTTGCGGTGGCGCTTGTACCGGAATTTGTGGCCTGAGTTGTTGCAATGGCGGCTTGCGCGGTTGCAGTGGCTGCGTCAGCTGCAACACCAGCTTCTGCGGCTTCCGCTGCGGTCTGGGCAGTCTCTGCGGCTGTTTCTGCGGTCTCAGCGGCGGCTTGCGCGGCAACAGAGGCAACTCGTGACGCTTCACTAGCAGTTGCGCTTGTCGATGAATTTGACGCCTGAGTGGTTGCCGTTGCGGCAGATGCGGCTGCGTTTGTCTCAGATGCAGCGGCGGCATTCTTGCTTGCCAATGCTTCGGATGCGCTAGTAGATGAACCAGACGCGCTCGATGCAGAAGCGGCGGCAGAATTAGCTGACGCAGTTTCAGATGCTGCGGCGGCATCTTTTGACGCTTCCGCCTGCTCCGCGTAATCCTCAATATTATCAGTGCCTGTTTCGCTAGTCATGCCAGCGGTTTGGGTCCATGTCGTGTTAACCATTAGCCTGGGATCCCCATACGAAGTGGGCCTGAGACCCGTGATTTCTCATTATCTTGGTTCAGAGCGTCGACGGCTGACTTATACAATGACGCCCAAACAGTAGTCCTCTGATCGTCCGCCAGGTAGGGCGCAGTGTGCAATAATGAACCGTAAAGATAAATGTCTGGGTAATAAGTCAAAACCCAATTTGCAGTATCTGTGGATGTCAGGGCCGGTATGCGCGCATAATACTGCATAGAAATTTCATACGACGTGTCTGGCACAGGGTAGAGCTCAATTTGGTCAGAGGTCAGCCGATAATACTTTGGCTTCTGGGCGGTGGAACTTTCCTCTCTGAGCTTTTGCAAGCCTTCGGCAGATATGGCCTGCAATCGGCCGCCCTCGGAAAGTTGTATCTGGATCATTTCCAGCCAGTCGAGCGGCAGGTTTTCGTACCGCTCGTCAGCTGTTGTCGACACGCGCTTTTCCTGACGCCAGTGGCGGACGTCTCGCGCAATTTGCGCCTCCGCCATTGTAATAAAATCCGGTATGACCGCCGTCAGGTCGTCGCGGTTTAGCCAGTTGGCTATGCTAGACTTTAGCTCGTCATACGTTGTTATCGCCATTACAGTGTACCTTCTCGCGTGCGAAACGCCCGATTTTCCGATTGGTTCAGCCACTTCTTGAGCGCCTTCGGATCGTCGGCGATGCCTTGCCTCTTCAGCTCATAATACACGGAAAGCGGGATGGAGGCCACCTTGGCGTGTTCTCCGAATTTACCCGACACGTCGTTATACGAGCGCTTGTTTGCTTCGATAATTTTTGTGCTGTCCTGCACGGTCTCAATGACATATTCGCCATTGTTTTTGACGTGCCAATATTTCGTAATCCCTGTCGCCTCGTCGCGGCTAAAAAGTCTTTTCATCTTACCCTCCAGAGTAATGGGGCGACCGAAGCCGCCCCACCATATTTACGATACGTTCAAGTCAGCGATCAAGCCGTGGGCTTTTTCGTTGGTGACTTTCAAACCAGTTTCGCAGATGAGCATTTTCTTCTCAGCGTCGCCTGTTTTGGCAAGATCCACAGCTTGGATCGGACGCAGAGTTGCGATTGACGCGTACTCGGTGTCGAGGCACCATGCGTCTCTTTCGCGAGAAAAGCGGTTCGGCACTACAGTTAAGGCCCCGAAATCACTCAGATAAACGTCAGCTGCACCGATGATGGTTGTTGGGCCATCAGTTGGTGCTTGGTAGCGCTGAGCCGCAATACCTGCGAAGCCAGACACGACTGTCTTGTTGTACGGGCCGACCATCAGCATGGATGGGTTGCCGCCGGCTGTGTATGCTTTCTGCATCACGTCTTTGAGCATGGCTTCTGTGAAGTCACGCTGCGTGCCGTCGTTACGGGCGTCGGAACCGTCAACCGCAGTTGGGTTGGTGCCGTCGCCGGCTTTGTTGACGTTGGTTGCAATCCACGCACCCAGGCCAGCAGTTACGCGACCAGCGGAAGCTGAGCCGGCGGAACGGGCTGTATTGCCTGTGTAGATTGTTTCCAAGTCGCGCTTGATTTCCTTGCCGCGCTTGGCAAGGTTGTATGCGACTTCGTCGTTGCGGCCAGCCAGATCCTGGAAGCCGAGGTTGTCAGCAATAATCATGCTGCGACGGCGGATCTGCGTGTAGTTGCCCACGCGGACTGTGGCAGTGGTGGCGTCAAACGATGCAACATCGTCTCCGTCTATTACTGGTGTAACGTCGACAGCAGCCAAGTCATCGACCTGCCACTCAAAAAATGTGTTGGACACATTTTCGGAACCGACGTTGGATGTGAAGGGTGTCTCCTCCGGGGCTATGTTACTGATAACATTGGCTAATTCTTCTCGGATACCCTTGGCGTCAAAAGACGTAAAGGTGTTTGCAATGATAGTCATAGTTTATGCTCCTATAGCAAGGCTTTGATTGCGGCCGCGGCGTCGTTAACGCGACCAGTTTTTCGTGCGCGGTTCTGCGCTTCCTGTGCTGCTGAGGTGCGTTTAGGCTGTGACGCTCTGGAACCCGATTTCAATGTCTTGGCGCGCGACTTCTTAGGTTTAGCTTTAACCTCGTTGGCCCGCGTTTCTCCACGATCATATAACATCGCTTTCCTCGCTAATTTCACAAGCGTTGCATTTGACATCCCGCTAACGTCTTGCTCGCTGAAACCTTCGCCGAGTAGGAAGTCCCGGATCTGGGTTGCTTCCGTGGCTGCGACTTTGCTGTCACGCCACTCGGGTATGATGTCAGGCAAGATATGACGCTGCTGCTCCAAATACGATTGCTGCATCTGCTGTTGCTTCTGCGCTGCAATCTGCTGCATCCGTTGCTGCTCAGCTTGGACGGCCTGGAGTTGCGCGGTGCGCGCCTCCTGTTCCTTCCTCCACTGGCGTTCTGCCTTCGCTGCCATTACGGGGTCTGTGTCGTACAGAGTGTCCCAGTCCGGCTCCTGTTCCGCTGCCTGTTGAATGCGCTCCGCCATTGCCGGCAGTAGTTGCGCATATTCAGCACGCTCACGCTCAATCTCCTGATACTGCGCTTCCATAGCCTTTCGGTTTTCGGCGAGCTCTTGAGTTTTGCGTGTGTAGTCCTTCTGCCGGAGGTGTCCGCTGCGCAGCTCCTCAATGGTTATCTCTTCGCCATCGACCTCAATGGTCGTGGACAAATCAAGAGATCCATATTGGTCGCCGTCATCGTCGTCTTCGTCGTCCAGATCGCTTTCAGACCCCTCGACGGCAGAGTTATCAGCTTGCGCCTCATACTCGTCCTCTTGGCCTTCCGGCATTTCGGCGTCTTCCACTTGCGCGGCTTCTGCCTCAAGCGCATCATCTGTCGCCACGTTATCCTCTTGGGGCGTAAGCATACTTCTGATTGCATTCTGAGCGCTGTACAGGTCAGTCCCTTGCGGGGTGCTGTTGTCTGACATCTCTTCTTCCTCTATTATGCTACTTTTTCATCTTTAATTCAATAGTAGCGTTGTCGACCATGCTGCGAAGGGACTGGCGAACCATGTCAATTCCCCGCAGCTTCATGTAAACAGCCTCCCGGCTGTCGGTGTCACTGGGGCTCGTTGCTTTGAACTGCGTCCAGCAATCCGCCTCGGCTTCTTCAAGAAACCGAAGCAAATCTGTGTCAGCGAGCAGGCGTTCAGCCTGCTTGCCGTCTGTTATGATCTGCTGCTTAGTCTTCACGCGTCGCCTCCGTGATTATGTCGGCCTGCGCCTTCATCACTTCGCGGTTGATCGCCATGTCAGCCCGGATCTGGGCGACGTCAAGCTGCGTGCCGTATTTCGCCTTCAGCTCCTCCGCCTTGACGCGGATGTCGGCCTCGAGCTCGTCGCGCTTGCGGTCGTCTTCCATCATCATCTGCTCGCGCTTCAGCTGAAGGTCTGCCGCCTTCTTCTGCATGTCCGCCTGTATCTGCTGGATCTGCACCTGGATCAGCTGCTCGTTGATGTCTGGCTTGTTGTCTGGCGGTGGCGGCTGGAACTTCGCCGGATCGCTCCAGAACTGCGACGTGTCCTTGAAACCGGCCAGCGACGTCATCTCCTTGAGCGTGTTGCTCAGCTTGGCGATGTCAGTCAGCGGATTATTCGGGCCCATCGTCGACATGGCTTCCTTCTGCATCTCGCCGATCTGGCGCAGCATCATCATCCGCTCAGTGTCAGTCCCGCGGCCTAGAGCTACATTAACAGAGACGTCCATGTTGGCGTCCCAAACTCTCGGGTCGATTTCAATGAAGTCGTTGTTTAGGCGGATCATGCGCGCCTTGTCTTGGTGCGTGGTAATGTTGTACAGGACAAGCTCATACAGGCGCTTAACGCCGGTTTCAGCGAATACCCTAGCGATCATCTCAATGTGCTGCTGTGCGGCGCTCACAGTGGCTGCCACAGCAGTTGCAGTGCTAGACTGTAGGGCGCCAGCGTCTAAACCCATAGACGCCTTGGAGATGCCTGTGCGGGCCTCCTTGACCTCGTCCATGTAGTTCAAAACCGGGAATGCCTGCTGGCCGACAAACGGCACGGTGAGCTGCTGGATCGAGCCCGGAGCGCGCTGGCGGACGATTGACCCCATTTCTGTATTTAAGGCGTCGTCCATGTTGACCATGCCCTCGACGACCGCAACGCGCGGGTGGATGCTCAGGCTTAGGCTGTCCAGCGAGTTGCGCATGACGACTGACTTGATGCGCTGGATGTCCATCACGGTGTCGGCGACGGACATGCCGAAAAAGTCGTGCGGCTCGGGGTCTGGGCATAGTGTGGCGAAGGGAGCCATGTCGCACGGCTCGTTGTTCAGTATGACGTTGCCGTCACCGCCGGTGCAGATTTTGCGCAGCTCGGCGATGCCGTCACCGTCGTAGTCTACGCGGATGTAGTTCTCAACGTATAGAACCTTCCGCATCGCTGGGTCTTGGCGCGAATTCATGTCGTTGGACAATGCCGGGTTGCGCGTGTTGCGCTCGACGTTGGTGTCCATGTCGTCGTGGGTCGATGACAGGTTGTAGACCTCATCGTAATCGTATCCCATAGCTAC